CACGCTGCAGCTTCGAGACTTACCCTATTATGGTCTCCATATTCTACTGGAGAATAGTAGTAATCAGCTGCACAAAAGAAGTCTCTCAGTTGGTTCTTATTACACCTGAAGCCACTCACGTAAGCACTATACATGGTGTTAGTCATATAAGCAAGAGGAAACCACCACTTGTGTTGGTCGTGCGGGACGTTGATAGCGTGCAAGCGTGCATCGTGAAGCTGCTCAGCTATCTTTCCCCAAGTGAACATGATGTCCACTGGCCACTTACAAGTATGTGAGTTCTCTCCTGTCAAGACACTTGGCTTTCCACTTAGCAGATTCTGCTTAGGTACAGGTGTCCAGAACTTCGTGTCAACTCCCATTGGTATCGTGTAGACCTTTGTCCTCGTCATGCTCTCTAGTAGATAAGCCTGACGTTCCCACATAGAGACTACAGCGTCTGCTCTCTTCAAGAGAAAGCCACTTACAGCTAAGCTGTCACTAGCACCATAGGCTCCATACAACCCTTGCGTCACGCTCAGTTCGAACGTGTGTTCAGGAGAACCGTGCTGGACATCAACCAGTTTCTTCGTCTTATCGAACGAGATAGCATCTGGGACATGAGAATGAACTACATGAATATCAGCGTCCATCCCAGCTGCCCAAGTTGCTGGTTTCTGTGTGTCGCAGATTACAACGTCAACCCCGAAGGGTTTTTCAGCCTCGGCCATCTCAGCTGCCATATTGGCTAGTCCTGAGCCGTTGAAGAATGTCCAATGAGCTACTTTCACATATCCTCCTTATGGATGCAGTGAAGCTATTGTAGAGTTAATTGTACTTATCTGTGTAGCAAGAGACGTATCAGCTGAATCCAACACTGCCTTGAGAGAAGTGTCAGCACTGGCATATCTCGTAGCCATACTACCGTCAGCACTTGTCGCTGTAGACAAGTTCGAGCTATCAACCGTGGACAACCTTGCGATAACGGAAGTATCCATTGATGTAGCACTTGATGTCACTGTTGAATCAAGTGCAGATACTCCTGACTGAGCACTCGTAGCTGCTGATACAGCCTGACTAATGCCAGTGCTTATTGTAGTTGAATCGCCTGTATTAACGCTTGTTACTGCACTTACCGCTGCAGATAAGTTGATACTGTCAACGGTACTTAATCTAGAAATAACACTTGTGTCAGCAGAAACTGAACTCGACAGCACTACTGAATCAGCTGTACTATACCTTGTTATCAAGGATGTATCAGCTGAGTTTCCAGCGCTCAGGTTAGTACTATCCACAGTACTCATCCTTGTTATTACCGAGGTATCAGCACTTGAATATGCGACAGTTATTGTACTGTCAGCGGCCGAGAATCTTGTATTTGCGCTAGTATCAGCACTAGTGCTAGTACTTAGTGTAATACTATCTACTGTACTCAACCTTGTCACGGCTGAGGTTGCAGCAGATGTTGCTAAACTTGCAGCGGCAGATGCTCCAGTGCTTGCTCCTGCAGATGCTCCAGCTGAGTCTCCAGCTGAAAGACCTGTACTAGCAGCAACTGACCCTACAGCTGAAGTCGCAGCAGAGGCGGCAACACTGGCTCCAGCGCTTGTTTGCGAGCTAGAGAGAGTATCGTCGTCCCTCATGTTTTCGTTTATATTATGGTCTAATCCCATAAGGTACCTCCTACAATTCTTCTGTACTTAACATATCAGCTATCTCCTTCTCGACTCCAGTCAGCTTTGCAGCTGCATCTCCGCCTTGTCTGGCGGACTGGGCCTTTCCAAAAGCAGGTCGTGCTACGTTGTATTTCTTAGCTGCAGTCTCGGCACTCTTCTTAAGCCCGAGTCTCTTTCTTACTTCTCCTATATCCTTGTCATCTCCACCCAGCGCAGCGAAGACCTTGTCCATATCCCAGTCGGGATTCTTGGAGACTATGTCGTTTGTCACTTGACCAACAAATTGAGCATGAGGTTTAAGGTCTGGATGCTTAGTGTAGAAGTCAATAGTCTTCTGATACATCTGGACATACTGCGGAACTACCTTGTTTATAATCTTCGGGATAGCTCTCAGAACGCCCTGTACAGAAGATTCTTGGACTCGCTTAAGTATCTCATTCAGCTTCTCACGCTTGTCAAAGGCTTGGTCATACTCCTCATCAGAGTTCACAAATTCAGACACGAGATCTTTCTTGACTTCCTCGAAGTCATCGTCAACCGTGTCGCGCTTCGGCTCTTCCTTAGGCTTTGCTTGACTATTGAGAAGTGCACTTATTTGTTGCGACAAGGCAGCTACTTGCTCTGTTAGATTTGCGATCTGTGAATCGCGAGTATCGTCAGTAGCTTCCTTACCTTCTCCGTCAGGTTTCGCTTCAGCTTTATCTTTCCCTGCAGGTTCTTCTACTGCAGGAGTATCTTTCCCTTCTTCACCAGTGTCTTTCCCAGCTTCATCTGTTTCCTCGTCAACACCTTTTGTAACGTCTTCAAATTCCTTGTCACTCGCCTTATCATCAAGAAAAGTACCAAGCATATCAGCAATCTGAGATTGGACAGGAGATGATGCATCTCCACCTCCAACATTACCGCTGGCGTCAGCCTTACCCTCACTTCCTCCACCTTCTCCTGTTCCTGTTCCTGTATTATTTTCCATCTTTCTCCTCCTGTTTCGTTTTTATCTCATCTCTTAGATTTTCATAGTTATCTATAAGAAACTGTGGATAAGCTGCAATGAATCGCAGTTCCTCAGCCCTTCCCTGATTTATCCTAAGTGTATCTAAGTCGTCAGACTGTCCTCTCTCAAGGTCATCTCTACATCCTTCTATCCTGACCATTAGAGTAGCCTCTAGATACTTCCATATCCTACCTTTTACGAAGTTTCTAAGCTCCTCTATATCAGGTAGATTGTCCTCTAACTGTTGTGAAAATTTCACAGTAGGGTCTTTCATATCGGCCTCATATTTCCTTTCTGCACTTCGGCTTCTATCTCTTCATCTTGCTTCAGCTTTATCTGTGCACTTCCACCCTTCCTCACGAACTCATTTACATTCTTTGCTCCTGAGATTCTTGCTAGATGCTTAAAGATACGAACCATGTCGAAACCAGAACCAACAGCAGGATTCTGTGCTAGAGTCTGATACATCTGTAGCCAGACTTCAGCGAACTCACCTGCTTCTATAGTGCCGTCGTGACTTACAATATCATAGTTTATCATCAAGTCCATAGGGCTTACTTTCATACCTGTCGAGAATCCGTACTCTTCCTCGAGCTCCTGTTGAAATCTTCCAGCTGTAGAGATATAAGTCTCATTCTCCATCAGTTGCTGAGTGTGGCTAGCAAACATATACGCCAGGTCCTGCATAGTCATAATCGACGCTATCTTGGTACTTTTAGCCAAGCGGCTAAGCGCTGACATCCTCGTATCCCTAGATTCTGTGGCACTACGGCGTTCTGAGCCTCCCCTTATTATTCCCATTAAAGAGTCGACTGCAGATGAACTACGTTGCATAACGTCCATGACTATGCCTGCGTCCTGCATATGGTTTCTAGTAACATCGGTGACAGCAAGCTGCTTTACAGCATTCTCGACACCTCTGCCCCATACAGCACGGCGAGTGCGTATGAGTTTGCCAGGACCTGGCTTCTTGAGATCTGACATATTTATTAAGTAAGGGTCTACTATCAGCATATCGTTGATAGCTTTCCTTATATTAGCAACGTGGCTGGTGAAGAGGAAGTCTAGTATTCCCTGCAAGCCATAGATTATCTCAAGCCTACTGATTGGAGTGAGGGAGTATCCATCGTAGTCTGGAGCACATATGGTTACAGGATAGAGGTTATGGTCGAGGTTGAGGGGTTGAGCTTTGAGGAGGACTTCATCACCAGCCAACATAAAGAGCCACTTTTCTGGATACTCACCGAGACCCAGTTTCCATTCCTTAGGAATGATGTTAATGAACATATAGGTGATATCGATAGGACGAGTTATGTCTGATATCTCAGCGTTCCTAGCTTCGCCACCAACCTTAGTTTCCCTGCCTGATGTGTCTTCTGGTATCGTAGAAGTATGTCCATCTATATGAGCAATGTACTTAGCGTTGAACATATCTTGGTCATACCGCTCACTATTTAGTGTATCGAGATAGTTTGTTTTATCTATCCATCCTACGAATCCACCCTTCTGTACGTCCTGTATAGGAACGCTAGGGTCTGGTAGGTACAGGTAAGGGTCTATATTCATAAGAGCGTTGCCTTCGAAAAGTCTCGTAGGCTCTCTTCTTTTCATTCCTGTAGTCTTGTCGAAGATAGATCTATGTCCCCAGTGTGAGTTCCAGTATGGGCTCGAAGCACCGAAGCCGTAGGCTAGACTGTCTCTGAACTGTGTGTGTAGATTTAGGGCAACCTTGTTCCTGATACACTGCAGCTCGATAACTTTCTCAAGCATGATAGAGCCGACTGTATCTTCACTAGTAAAACCGCGATACCTAAATATAGGGTTTTCAAGGAATACAGATACCCAATATGTAAGGATAGTTTCAATAGTTGCATAGCTATAAGGAACAACGATAGATACTGGCTTCCTAGTGTCTTTTTCAAGAACGTACTCCTCCTCGTCGTCTAGTGTTATATAAGCCGTGAGAGTATGATCTATCTTCTTCCAGTAGTCATGCCTACGACTCATAACGTCGTAGCTAGCCTGTGCTCTATCTAATATCTCCTTAACTATCTTATCATGCTTCTCCGTCCCAGGCTTAAGATTACCAACCTCTGGAGGATAGCCGTAATCGTAGTTAATTTCCTTAAGTGCTTCTGTAGACCTTCTATTGTAGCTGCCCTGCACTTGCCTCATAATAGTTCACCCATTGATGTAAGTTTATCAGTTTTTACCATAGTAGTCAAGATATATATTGATGGTATTTGTCTAGTCATCATATAGTCTTTATAATTATAGTTATAAGTATAACTACAATCACCTACACATGGATAATCTATAAATCCATCATAGACCCAAAATTCACAAACTTCCCATATATTAAGTAGATAAAACCAAAACTCAATAAAGAAACTAGGATAACTTACATTAGTCATACAGTCCTCCAACTTGCCTTCTCCACTATATCGTCACCATAGTCGAAGTCTTCTTCATCCACGAAGATTGAATCCATCTCATCTTCCTCTAGCATTCTCTTATTCTCAGCCAGCTCCAGTTCACTCACGTTATCTGTTCTTGGGTAGAAGTACCGCTCCCCCTGTTCTAGCAATTCAACTATATAAGCAAAAGCATCCATTATGTCGAATCTCTTAGCTCTAGGGAAGCTAAGCAACTGTTCCTCAAGCGGAGTGCTTACTGCCTTATTATGATAGACTAGACCTCTGCGATAGAAAGGAACAAGACCAGCTATACGGTCCTCCTTCTTCGCTCTCGCATGGAGCTCTACTAGCTCAATCTCAATCCCTCTTCGCATCAACTCATTCCTCAGTGGGTATGTTATGAACTCGTTTAGAGAGGTAACTTCTATAGCTATAACATTTGCTTTAATTCGCTGAGCCATCTTGATGGCCTCGTCGTACAGCTTATCAGGATGAAACATGCCAGCAGATACGTCCCGAAGATAGATACGGTTAGCACCAAGATTAATACCCACACCAACGACAGCGGAATGTGCGCTATGTAGTTTAGTAGTCTTTGCAGGGTCAATGATAACGACATTTTCGATAGCCTTCGATTTACTTAGGTTAGATTCTCCCTCGTCATAGTACTTAAAGTATGACTGTAGGAATGTAGCATCTTCTGTACTTATAGCCTTGTTTCTATACTCACGGAAGAAAGTATCCAGCAGTCCTTGAGCACGATAGGTCTCAGCCAGCTTCCTTATATCCTCATTCGACATAAAGTCAGGCCATAGACTGTTATAGTTATCATCACATATATCTATGTTCAGATGTACCCAGTTAGGGTCGTCCATTAGATTAGCTAAGAGTGAGTCTTCGTGCAATAGCGTGCCGATAACGACAATTTTCCAGTTCTTCCTGAAGCGAGACGTAGAACCGAGTACGTCTGCGAACCACCATTCTTTGAGCTTCTTTCTCTGGTCTTCAGATCTAACACTTTCGGAGTCTTCGAGGTCATCTCCAATGATAAGGTCTGGTCGCTCGTCATTGTGCAAGATTCCTCTGACCTGCTGACCCGTTCCACGAGGAAAGATGAGTGTGCCTCCTTCAGTAACCCACATATCTTTTGTGAAAGCGTCGCTAGGTACGCTGGATTTAATAGGTCCAAAGATACTTCGAATGATATGGTTAGTCGTAAGTTCACGTTTTAAGTTCTCCGATTGCATCACTGCCTGTGTGGAAGAGTTACTGATAGGAACAATAAACTTCTTCTCACGGAAGAGTATCTTCTTAGCAGGATATGCTAGGTTTATTATACTAGTCTTGCCGAGACCTCGAGGGGCTGTTATTACTGCCTTATCTATAGTATCATC